GGTAAATTAAAGTATGATTATCAGTTATGGATTGATAGTGATATTGTTTTTGGTATTGAACAGTTCTATCGTTTAGTATGGATGGACAAAGATCTCGCTGCAGGTTGGTATGTAACTGAAGATGGTCGTACTACATCATGTGCACATTGGATGGAAGAAGATGATTTCAAAGAGAACGGTGGTGTGATGAATCATGAGATGGTTGATGGAATTGTCAAGAGACGCAAACCTTTTACAGTTGATTATACAGGGTTTGGTTGGTTACTTATTAAGAAAGGTGTATTTGAAAATGAGCAAATGAAGTACCCTTGGTTCGCTCCTCAGATGCAAGTATTCGAGTCAGGAGAAGTCCAAGACATGTGTGGTGAAGACGTTTCTTTCTGTCTTGATGCGATCAAAGCGGGTTATGAAATATGGGTTGATCCGAAATGTAGAGTAGGTCATGAGAAAACTAGAATTTTATAAATGATTACAAATAATAACATGACTATCAAAGAGATGGAGAAATACAATATATACGTTGGGGATAAAAAGGTTCACTCCTCAGTTTCTGAGGAAGAAATGATGGACATCACGCAAACTTTTGCAGATGACTTTTATTCTGTGGGCACACCCCATCCTGATCATGTACGAGTTGAGTATTTGGGCTACGATACCGAAGACGAGTAAAATCCGACAGAAAATCTGGCTACGGAGTGTTTATTAGTCTTTTTATAACTGGGAGTCTTCGGACTCCCTTTCTTTTTGCCTCTAAATAGATAAATACACGAGATCGTAGTAAGAAGTGCCAGTTCAAAAAACATCTCAGGGTTTCAAAGACATATCATTATCTTTTAAACGACACCCTGTCACTAATGATATGCTACCCCTCAAAAACGAGGATGCTATCAAGAGGTCTGTTCAGAATTTGGTAAGAACACAACTAGGTGAAGTTTTCTTCAATGATACGATTGGCACACGAATCACCGCATCGTTATTTGAACTTGCAGATGATGAATATATTGATCCAATACAAAATGAGATTGAAGTTGCCATAACCAATCATGAACCAAGAGTATTATTGAGAAGAGTTGATGTAGACTCTGACCCAGACTCTAATTCATTGGACATTACAATTGGATATGACATCGTTGGATTATCTGCTCCATCACAAACACTCAATTTTATCTTAGAACCAACTAGGTTATAATGGCATTACAACAATACACTAATCTAAATTTCGATGATATAAAAACTTCGATTAAGGATTACCTTAGAGCAAATAGTAATTTTACTGATTTCGACTTTGAGGGTTCTAACCTTTCAGTGTTGATAAATTTATTAGCGTATAATACATATATCACAGCTTTCAATACTAATATGGCAGTGAATGAAACATTCATTGATTCTGCCACACTGAGAGAGAATGTTGTATCATTAGCGAGGAATATAGGGTACGTACCAAGATCAAAGAGAGCAGCGAAAGCAAAGGTTGATTATTTCATAGGTGATTTAGCAACAACTGTTGACACCATAAAATTTCAACCAGGTATCATATCGAACGGAAGAGTATCAAGCACGAGTTACATATTCTCAATACCAGAACAAGTCACTGGCACTGCTGAGAATGGTGAAGCAATAGGAACACTTGATATTTTTCAAGGGCAATATCTTGAAACTAATTTCGTTGTTGATGGTGCACAGAAAAATCAAAGATATGTTTTACCTAATGATAGTATTGATACATCTACAATTAGAGTCAAGGTAAGAGACAACATATCCTCTACAACAGTGACGGAATTCAATTTAGTTGATAATATCCTTGGTATCACATCAGCATCAAACATATATCTTATCCAAGAAACTACTGATGAGAAATATGAGTTGCTATTTGGTGATAATATATTTGGTAAAAAATTATCAGATGGTAACGTAGTTGAGATATCATACATCAGAACTGAGGGATCTAATGGTAATGGTGTAAGAGATTTCACTTTTGCAGGTAAATTGATTGATCAAAATGGAGCATCACTTCAAAACTTTACACCTATTCTAAACGTCAATGAACCCTCTGATAATGGTGATGAGATAGAATCCTTGCAGAGTGTAAAATACTACGCTCCAAGGCGATATGCGTCACAGCATAGAGCAGTTACTGCATCTGACTATGAAGCAATTCTACCAACAGTTTTTTCAAACATAGAATCTGTGAGTGCTTACGGAGGAGAGGATCTAAACCCACCTCAGTATGGAAAAGTCTTTATTGCTGCTAAACCTAGAAATGGTAATTTTCTTTCTGACTTTACTAAGAAACAAATATTATCATCTCTAAAAAGTTATTCAGTTGCTGGAATTGTTCCTGAATTTATTGATCTCAAGTTCTTGTATGTTGAGATTGATAGTACCATATACTACAATGCAAACTTTGTTGGTGATCCTGAGAATCTCAGAAGTGATGTTGTAAGTGCAATATCATCTTTTGCAGGTGGATCTGAGTTAAATAAATTTGGTGGTAGATTCAAATACAGTAAGATGCTTTCTTTGATAGACAGCATAAGCACATCTATTACTTCAAATATTACCACAGTAAGAATAAGAAGAAATTTAAACGCAAGTATTAATCAATTTGCTCAATATGAATTGTGTTTCGATAATGAATTTTATTGTCCTAATTCAACTTATAATATAAAGTCAACTGGTTTCTCTATATCAGGAACAGTAGGAACTGTGTATCTTACTGATGAAAAGATCGCAGGTTCAGATATTGGTAATCTAGTCTTATTCCAAATTGTGTCTGATGCAGATGTAAAAATTCTTTCAAAATCATTTGGCACAGTGGATTATAAACATGGTGAAATCATTATAGATACTGTGAATATAACATCAACCGTTCAACCAAATAATATTGTTGAGGTACAAGCAATTCCACAATCAAATGATGTTTTGGCAAGAAAAGAGTTATACTTACAACTTGATATAGGGAAAAGTAATTTCTCTATGAGGCAAGATTCTATTGCTTCAGGTGCAAACACATCAGGTACAAGGTTTAATGTACAGTCAAGTTACTCGAATGGTTCTAAGGTAAGGGGTGCTATCATATCAAGTACAGCAACCACAACTTCACTTGTAGGATATGTCGATGGTCAACCATACTTTGGTCCGTTCCATCAAATGAATAATGGTCAGAAGATGACAGGATCATCTCACTCTGACACAAGTAAAATTATTACATCTACTCCTCAACAAGTAACTCCAACAGGATCTACATCAACAACATCATCTACATCATCAACAACAACGTCATCAACATCATCCTCAAGCAGTAGTGGATACTAATGATTGAAACATCAATAAACAAAGTAAAAATCCATGAGGTAGTTCAGGGTCAAATACCTGAGTCCATCGCATCAGAAAATCCTAATTTTGCAAATTTCCTTGAGCAGTATTATATTTCTCAAGAATTTCAGGGTGGTACGGTAGATATTGCAGATAATCTGGTTGAGTATAAAAATCTAAATTTTCTAAACAGTGAAAATCTAACAGGGTTCACATCCCTTACAAGTGCTGTAAATTTTGTTGATAAAACTATATTTGTTGAGTCTACTGAAGGATTTCCTAGTTCATATGGACTATTGCAAATTGATGGTGAGATAATAACATATACAGGAATAGGAACCACATCATTTACGGGATGTGTGCGTGGTTTCAGTGGTATCGAAAATATTAATAAAGTAAATGAACCAGAGAGTCTTACATTTACTGTAAGTGGTATATCAACACATGCGAATGAATCTCGTGTAAACAATCTCAGTAATAAGTTTTTAGGTGAATTTCTAAAGAAACTCAAGAAGCAAGTATTACCTGGTTTCGCAGAAAGAAGGTTGAATGAGAGATTAGATCAACCTAATTTTATAAGGCAATCAACTGATTTTTACAAATCAAAAGGAACAGACGAGTCATTCAAGATATTATTTGGTGGATTGTACGGTGAAGCCGTAGAGATGGTGCAACCCTCCAAATTTATGATGAGACCATCAGATGCGGACTGGGTTGTCGCAGATGTTTTATTATGCGATGTGATAAGCGGAAACCCTTTGAAGATTGAAGGAGAAACACTAACACAAGGCGGTGCAAGCGGATCGATTTATAAAATTGAGAAATCATTTATAGATGGTAGAAATTATTTTCAGATAGGTATATCAAAAGGAACGCAGGTAGGTTCATTTAGTCAGACTAACAAGACGTTTGTAACTAAGTCTGTAGGAGTCAATACTACAATTGTGAATGTAGACAGTACAATCGGATTCCCAGATAGCGGATTTATAACTGTTGATTCTACTGTGCTTGCTTACACAGGTAAGAATTATACGCAATTTGTAGGGGTTGATACAAACTCTTCAGTGGTTTCAATCGGTTCTACAATAACAAGCGGTGTGAACGCAATATCCTATGAAGATGGTGATCTATCAAATGAAGTAAGATTAAATATTCTTGGTGTCATAAGCAAATTCAATGGC